GGATTCAAATGAATGTAACCGATTTTAACAAAGTAATTGAAAAAAGAATTGATTTGATTAAGTTAATTATGTTATCGAAAGGCAAAGAATATTCAACCGATTCCGATAAGTTTCATAATTTTAAACGGTCAGTAGGTATAAGCTTTCATACATGCCCAGAGAAAATAGCTTGGGAGTTTGCTGTTAAACACTTTCAATCCATTAAAGATACTTTGGATGCTGTTGATAATGGAGCTGTAAATTATACCGATAAATATATTGAAGAGAAAATAGGTGATGCAATTAATTATCTTATTCTTATTGAAGGTATGCTTAAAGAACGTTTACTTGACTAAAGCAAAAACTAAACAGGATACTCCGAAAATTATACTGATTCCTTTTAACCGCTTTTGTTTTTTAACCTCCAGGTTTAAACCTTTCATTTGAATAGTTAGTGATTTGTTTTCTTCGTCTTTATACTTGATTATAGTTACTTGATTTCCGATAATAGTTTGTAACTTATCTTCATTTTTTTTATATAAATTAACCTGGTTACCTTTGAAAATTAGTTGTTGCTGGCATAATGAATCTGCTAAGTAATATGCTTCAGCTTTATAATATTGTTTTGCTAAGAATTTAGCTTTATCGGAACTAAAACAAATTAAAGTATCTTTATTATTTATAATTAAACTTTGAGAATATGCTGTCAAATTCAGCAACAAGGTTATTATTATTAAGCGTATCAATTTCATTTACTTTGGTTTTATATTTTATTATTACAGTTTGTTTTTTATTCTCCAATACGTTTAGCTCCTGAGTGTATTTATCAATAATAATTTTATTCTTTTTTATATCGGAATATAAGCTATCATTAACTTTATTCAAATTATCAATTTCTATTCTATATCCTTGTATTATTCCAAGTTCGTTGTAAGGAGAATAAAGAAACCAAACAATTAATAAATGAACACATAATGTTATTATGCACAAAATTACCGATTTATTGTACATGACAATTATTTTCTTGTACTAAATTTATCAATAGTAGTTAATCCTAAACAACCAAAAGCTAATGCTGTTACACATTCAACTAAGGTATCTGAAGGCTTTATGTGTTCAGGTGTAAACTGATTAGCAAAAAGAGTACTGCATAGCATAATAGTACATATAAGACCACATACTCGTTTACTCGAAATCGTTCCTGTTTCATCTGCTAATATTTGTTTTATAAAATTTTTCATTCTTTTTTTCCTCGACTTTTGGTTATCTTACTTTGTAGTTTTTCAATTAACATTTCAATACGTTGCTCCAATAATTCTATTCTCTTTTTAAGTTCGTTGATTTGATCTTCGTAAATTGTAATTACTTTGTTATTACCTGATGCTTTAAGTTCGTTTCTACTTTTAAAGTAATCCCAAACATCCTTTCCTTTAAGTACGCCTATTAAGGCGACTACTATGCCAATAATAGAAACCTGGTCCATTTTAAAATTCTTTTAATAAAGTATAAGTAAAGTTTAATTTCTTTGATTCCTTAGCCAAAGTTAAAATCTTTTTAAAGTCTGCGGGATTATTCAGCACTTGACATCCAGCACTCCATTTATCTATTATAGTAGATATTGATTTTTCGTTCGCCCTGTGTATATTGATACCAAATAATCCCGTGTCTAAAGTTTGATTTTCTTCTGCTTTATCATTTAAGTTTTTATCACGATAAACAGTTACTGGCTTAACTTGACAAAACGCTTCATACTTGCCTTGATGCATTCCTATTCTCCACGTATCAACGTATTGACTAGGTTTTAATAATGCAGAACCTTTTGGATTTAATAAATTTTTTAACCAATGAACACCAGGATTAGTTGTACAAGTAAACCATTCTATTTTATTATTATTAATTACTCCGAATAAGTCATCGAATACATTAGGCAAATCAGCATTTGAACGTATTCCAACAAAATTAATATCACTAAACCATTTGTAATTGTTTAATAAATATTGTGCTTTTATTTCTTCGATAGTATATTTTTTCATTTCTTATGTTCTAATTGTTCAACTCTGCGTTCTAAACTATCATGCTTAACATCTTGTACCATTACCATAGTTTTAATGTCGTTTAGGTCTTTACTCATCTTCATCAAAGCATTAACCCCTAATGCTCCGATGAAAGATAAGATGGCTATCAACCCCGATACAAGCCATAAAAGAATGTCAAATTGTGTCATATATTAATTAAGTTCCATTTATTATTATTCCACGAATACATTTTGTTATCACTAGGATAAGGTATTGGTGCTTCCCATTTATAGTTTACTAAAATCCAATCTTCGTATGGCTTAGGCGAAATAAAAACATCATTAACACTATCGTAAGTAAATCCTATTCCAGCATAAATATTTCTAAACTTAGAATTATAAGAAGTTTGTTTTATCGAATCGTAATCATAAATACTTTTAATATTTAAAGAATCTATAAAATCAATTCCTAATTGTTCAACCTCAATTCCATTGTTAGTAATAACTTTATTATCAATAACTATTACAGCTATTACAATACTATCTTTTATTAATGCAAAGTTTGCCATTATTTGTATTTATATTTTATTATTACTATTCCCGAACCACCACTTAATCCTGATTGTAAATATTTATTTCCACCACTACCACCACCTGTATTTGCAGTTCCATTAGTTCCTAAAATAACAGCACTACCAAGTCCTCCATTACCGCCACCAGAAGCGCCTGTTGCAGGAGTAGAACCATAATAAGAACTACCACCACCACCACCAGCATAAAAAGTAGGCGTTCCACTTATTGAATTACTCAAACCAATACCGCCATTACCTGCTACTCCTGCTGTGCCAGTTCCTGTTGCGTCTCCACCAACTGCACCAGCTCCTCCACCTCCACCTGTTCCATAATTAGCATTAACTCCACCAAGACCACCGTTATTACCTTGTCCTACAACACCAAGACCACCAGTCATATATCCTATTATATAACTACCTCCAGCACCTGAACCTCCACTACTTGCTAAGTTTCCAGGAAGTTTACCTGCACCTCCACCAGTAGATATTATTGAATTAAATGAAGTGTTATTTCCATTTGAAAGACCAGTTCCACCACTACCAACAACAACCGCATAACTTTGAACAGAAATAGTTAAACCTGTATTTGTTAATAAACCACCAGCTCCTCCACCACCGCATCCCGATCCATAACCCGTATCATTACCACCACCTCCACCACCACCAGCAACAACTAAATATTCAACTACATTATTAGGAGCAGTTCCCAAAGTGGTAACTACAAAATTATCACTTGATAAAAAAGTATGTATTTTATAATCCCCATCGGTAGTTATAGTTCCACCTGTAGCAACAGTAAAAACTGCTGCCGAACCTTGGTAATAAAAACTATTATACTTACTGATATCCATTATTGAACTATGTTTAAAACGATTGTAATTTGCTCCGCACTTGTTGGTGTATATGTACTTTCTAAAGTTACTACACAAAAAATATGAGCAGCACTTAAAGTAGGTACCACACAAATCGGCTTGCTAATATCATTAGTCGATGTTTTTTCGTTAGTTGTTGCCGCCCAATTAGTATGCTTTATTTTACCTAAAAAGTTTTGTTGATTAGCAAAAGTAGGAACGAAAGCATCATTATCAGCAGCAACTGTAAATGTACTTGAATAAAAATTCAAAGTCAATGAAGGTGTTGAAGCTGGATTAGAGCTTATTATTGAACTGTTTAAAATTACTGAATTACCCAAGTCAGCATCTATTGTTATCGGAATTACTATTCCATCGCCTGACAATACATCGCCTATTGAATAAGCTGTAGTGTTAGCGGGTCTTGTTATTGTTCTTTTACTTACCATTTTATTTATATTTTTAAATTATTAATTATTAAACTGTTGGATTTGTTATCGGAATACTACATGCATCCCACTCAAATATTGCACTAAATTCCACATCAAAATACCACCCCGCAACCTCATCATTAAAAGCATCTACAAAATCAGTTAAAGTTACCTCACTATTTATTTTTATTAGTTCGCTAAAATCATATTGCATAAAATAAATTAAAGTATCTAAACAAATTTGTTTGCAGTCTGATAAGACCTCTAATTGATTTCTTAATCCCTTCTTGCTTTTATCACAAATATAAAATCTAATTACAGTTACATCACTAGTGCCACTAATTCTATTAGGTTGCAAAGTACCGAATAACATAGGATAATGAATAGATTGCCCGCCATTTAATTGATCCCAAGGGTCACCAAAATACCAGCTATTAATCTGCTTGTGAGCAGTGGCATAACTTTCTATCGCAATTACCAATTTGTTTAATGTAAGCATCTATTTTTTTCTTATTTTTTTTAATGTACTTTTTAATTTCAATCTTTGTTTTTTTTCTTATTGCCATACCGGATTATCTCTATTATCTTGTATATTACTATAATCTTTTTTACCTAAAATTCTTGTGCCTAAATAAATATCAACATCATAAGCATTACGCTCAGGGAATATATCCGCTCCTGTATTTGTGTTATAAGTAGGATAAGTAGAGTTATTATAGTTTAAATATTTTATCATTCTATCGCCGTACATCTCGCCATTTGTTTTCCAAATATTCATTAAATATTCCATGTCATTAGTAGGTATTGGTTGCCCATTATCACTGCTATTTGTCATTATGCCTTTATTAGCATATCGGAATTTAAACGTTGGTGAGCTTTCATACATTATGTAGTGAACCATCATTTTTAAAATGTAGTTATCTATTATTAGTTTGTAAGCTGCAGGAATAGTAGTTGATGAATTTATATAAGCTAAGATGTGAGTTTCGATAGTATTATATAAACTAGTTCCTAATAAAGGAAGTATGTATTTATCTTGTACCAATTCAATAACTGGTGTTATCTTATCGTACTCGGTATTATCATCAATAACCGAATGTCTAATTAAATAATCTTGACCTATCCAAAGTGTTGCCATGTTTATTTCTTTTTACGTTTTATTCTTGTTTCACCAACCCAAATGTGGCGGCACCAAGGAGTTGTTTCAGTTCCATTATTATAAAATCCTCCCCTAAATTCCCAGGCCGAAGAACCAAATTCGTTGCTGTAATCCTCAATTTCATTATATGTTAATCTTTTAGCTTTTAATTTGCCATCGACTAATTCAGTTCCTGAAGTTAATTTGTACATTCTTCTGCAAAAATCTCTTGTTGTATCAATTATTTCATCTCCACTTACATCAGGTCTTATATCGTATCTATAAACTGTATAAATTTCAGTCTCATAATCTGCAGTATCTTTATCTAATCCTTTTTCAGTTGGTGTAAATATACCTCCTAAAGTATCAATTAATTTTTTAGCAGCTAACCATTCTAATACAGTTGTAACTTTATCTTTATCTACATTTAATGCCTTAGCAAGTTCTTCAGGCTTAGCAAATGGATTACCTTTTAATTGGTTTAATATTCCATTTCTTAAATCGGTTTCCGATAACTGAAATCTATTAGCTGTGTATAATTTTTGTTTTGCTAACTCGAATTTTAAAACTTGCTTTGAATCCTTAAAGTTTACATACTCAATATCTATAATTTCATCTTCGTCATCTATTTGTATTGCTCGAGCAGTTGCCCATTCAATAAATCTTTTTTCTTTATCATTTGATTGTTGAACTTTTACAACCTCATTATTCATTTCTTCTTGTGCTATTCCTAAGAACGTTAAAGCATCAGCATCACTTAATCCAAATCCTGTTTTAATCATTATTAATGCCTGGTCCGCTGTATAATCACCTTTCTTTAACTTGTTGGCTATATTAAAAAGATTTTGTCTTTGTCTACCTGTTAAGTTTTTTAAGTGTTCGTTAACTTGTATTTCTTCTTGAACTACAGTTGCACTTGGTAAACCAATTTCTGCAGCTTCAATCTTTAACCCGTATTTTTCAATAATATAATTAGTTACAATATTAGGATCTCTAGCATTTAAAGCATTGATAACATTTTGATTTTCTAATGGCAGTTCTTTGCCTATTGGCTGAACTTGTTCTACTTCAAATGTAATATCTAAACCAGTTTTTAGTTTAAACATTTTATCAATAAACTTATTAAAAGCTACTTGTTCAATCTTAGCATATTCGTTAATAAATAATTCATGTGCTAAATCTAATTCTTTACGATCTCCTAAAGTACCCTCAGTTTTGATTTTAAACAACACTCCCGGCACGTTATGTCCTGTTATTATCTTTTGTTGGTTACGTTTATTTAACGCTTCGTATTGGTCCGCTAATCCTGTTGGAGTTACATTTACAACTTCTGCTCCTTTGCCATCGGGATTAGTAAAACTTAATACTACCTTACCAGCATTTTGAGTACCTTGATGTTTCTCTTGAAATCTTTCTTTGATATCTTCTTTAACTTCAGGTGTTAATTTACCACTAAAAAAAGTTATAATATGACCAGCACTAAATCCATTCTTTACTAAACTATGAAAAAAGTTACTGATTTCAATATCGGTATTAATGTCCAATAGAACGCTTGAATAATCGGGTGAAGGGTAAAGTCCATCTAATTCATTTAAAGACGGTGTAAAGTCCTTAGAATAGTAAATTGAGGCACCTATAAAACCTTCCTTGTAAAATGGAAAGTAAGTTTTCTTTAAATGATAACTTTTAGCAGTCCAATCTTCTGAATACCAAACTCCGCAATTATCCGCACTTAGTCTTATCTTACCCATATCTAAATGGTAAAACTCAATCGGTTGCCCTATTAAATTTGTAGTTACTTGACATGCGAAACCTCCATAAATTGCTTTATCGGAATCACATTTTTTTCTTAATTCATACCAACTATCAAACCTATTTGCCTTGGCTAAAAATTGTTGAACTTGTGGTAAATCTTGACTTGGCACTATTTTCAGTCCGCTAAGATAACGTGCTTTACCTTTTACAATAGCAGCATGCTCAGGGTGATTGTTGTAAGAATTTAATAATTCTTTTGGGAAGTTATTGTCTTTGCCCCACTTAACAAACTCACCAGCAGTATCAATTTTATAAGTAGGAAGTTGGTTAACATCCATCTTAATAGTAATTATGTCATTATATACTTCTAATTTTTTAGCCATTATAAACTTTATTAGTTGTTGTGCCACCTTGGTATTCAGCAAAGGTAACTGTAGTTAAATCATAACAAGTTGCATAACCCACCTCAACTACATTTAATCCCGCTGGGTTTGTGTTCGAGCTACTCGCTTGTTCGTAAATTGTATATTCATAATCCCCTACTGTCAACTTGATTTGAGGGATTGTTGGTGTTGTTGTTTCTACTATTGTAAATTGATTAAACCTATCCTTTTGCGTACTGTTATCAATAGGAATAATAAATTGCTTTGTATTTGTTGAAACGTTTTTAAACTCAAATAAAAAATAAGGATTATTCAACAAACATTTTTCAGTAAGTGTTAAAACAACTGTATTCGAAGTATTTTTGTTTATCGTTATCACTACTTTAATAATGTTTAAATATACAAAATTGTTATTTAAAAAAAAAGCTCAAGCTTACGGGCCTGAGCTTAACTTTAAAAAGTTACTTATTAAGCTATTAAGTTAGCAATTAAAGAACTTGTTACTTTGTAAATTGGAGCTATCTCTTTACCTTTAAAAGAAAGTTTTTGCCCGTTAAAATCAGTAATTGCAGTTCCACTTTCAAGATTCCAAGTTAATAAATCCATTCCTTGATCCTTACCAAATAACCAATAATCACCGTTAACATCTTGAACCATCATAGTTAAAACGTTTTGAGCAACTAATTGAATTTCTTGAATAACTGCAGTAGTTAATTTTTTAATAGTGAAATCGATTTGTGGTTCGTAAGAAATAGTTCCTGAAGCTGGAGTATAAGTACCAGGACTTGTAAACATTCCCATCTCTTTATCCAAAGAATAAACACGATACTTCTTGCCTGTAGCTAAAGTGTAAGCTGTAACTAATCCAGCAGTTGCTGTAAAAGTATAACCAGTTCCTGAGTTGTTTTCAAATTCAGTAATGTAAACATTCTTTATTCCACCCGCTCCTGCTTTACACCCTAAAAATGTGTAGCCGCTTGTTAAAATACACGCCATTTTTTTATAATTTT